TCATACTGCTTTTTTACCAACAACGATCCACTCTTTGCCGCGGTCATCATTGTATATGTCAGTCATTTTCATTGTTTTGTGGCCCAATAGTTTCTGAGTGTCTATTCCTTGCTCACGATACAATCGCTCTGAAAGAGACCTCTGTTCATGGAAAGTCGGTGCTGTTCCTTCTTCCCAGGTAAGACCGCTTTTATCCCGTGCTTTCTTGAACGTTGAAGTAAGTGTTTTGGCTGACACTTGGTCACCACGACTAGCCTGTGAGGTGCTATGGCGAAAATGAACAAGATATTTACTCACCACAGCATCTCTACATTTTGAAATAACATCACTCAGAGTAATATTTAACGCCTCATTTCTGAGAGAAAGGGGAATGGCTAAACGAGTTCCTGTTTTCTCCTGCTCAATATGCAGCATATCATCCCATACATCCGAAAACTTCATATTGCAAATATCCCCGAGGCGTTGCCCTGTTACAATGGCAAGCAACATTCCACATTGCAAATAAGATTGTTGTTGTTCGGCGGATGTATAAATAGCCTCCCATTCCTCCAGAGACAGCCTTTGTCTGCTTATCTTATTTCGTGGCTGTTTCGTTGCTTGGGCAGGGTTGTATCCTGGAGGAACGTGACCAGCATGTTGAGCCTCTTTAAAAACATCTATTAGTACCATGCGTACAACTTGAGCCATCCTGTTATGACCCTCTGCCTTAACAGCATCTGTTATTTTGGAAATATCAAGTGCTGTTATATCTTTTAGATATTGCATACCACAATGCTCACGAAAAAGACGGATTGGTTTAGCTTTCTGTCGAAAAGAGTTTGGGCGCAGTTCGTTGTGTTTCAATCTTTCCTCCTGCACCAATTCATATTTGTCGAGCCATGAAGAAACTGTAATATCCGTGCGGTTTCCTTTCATGCGAGCCAGACGCTCGTTAATACCAAGGATCTGCCTAGTGCGCTGCTCTGCAATAATCGTATTAGCTTCACTTGCCACCTGCTTTGCTTCAGCTTCGTCCGTGCCGAGGCTATGAAAACGACCAGAGATAGGGTGTTTGTATTGCCAGTAAACCTTTCCGGTACGTTTATCAAGTTTGCAATATAGGTTTGGAATAGTGATTTTATGGGTACGCGGTCTAGCTGCCATCGCTAATTATCCGTCTCAGTTTTGGGTTAACATTTATTGGAAGTTGAGGTTCAGCAACTACACCTATAAAACGAGCCTCTTTGTCAACCATCCAGCGCCGCCCGACTCTCATCGGTGGTGGTGCTATCATCTGGCCTTTAGCATATTTTTTTAATACTCGCTCGCTAGGGGCTTCACTACCGAATTCATCTTTTGCCCATTCGAGTAAAGAGACCATACGTGACATTTCTTCTCCATATACCGGCTGCAACCGGCTTAACTTCTACGATACGTACAAGATGAGCATCCTCCACGAATGCCGTCATTACATTTTTTACATAGCTCGTGGTCTGCCTCTCCTGTAATTGCTACGTAAGTTTGAACTGGAACCAACACTGGCATAGGAACGGCCAGGACATGGTGGCGAAGTGTTGACACTTCATCGGCTAATTCCATTAACCGCGAATGAAGGTCTTTTGCCTCCGCCTTATACCAAGCTAAATCATCGCGCATGCGCCGCCAGCGACGACGCTTTAATTTGCTGGTCATAGATCAGCACCACATCTCCCGCAGCGCTCTTGGCCGCTCATGTCGTAGTAGGTAGCACCATCGTGCTTGCAGTCTGTCCATTCAGACAGATCATACTCTAGCTCCTCGATACGCTGCTGCGCCTTCTCCAGCGCCTCTATGAGCTGATCCGTGTAATGCTCAACTTCAACAGCCGTTTGCCGCAATTCGTCGTTAGATGCATAGGCAATGAGCCTGGATAAACGGTGAATATTTGCGTTTTTTTGTACGCTAGTAAGCTCGGTGATATCAGTCATGGCTGGCCTCCTCGAACAACACATCACCCTCAATCCCACCGACCTGATAAACGATCGAACCATCTTCACGATATTCCATTCGTGCAGCGCTCCAACCTTCGCCATTAGGATCGTCATCGTCGCCAACTTGAACAAAACCGCCAGCAACTACACGGGCCGGATACATTTCACCTTCAGTCCAGTATCCCTCTGTGTCTTTGATGCATTTAATTTTCATACCGCAGCTCCCTTCACGAAGATGATCCAGTGGGTTTTATCGTTCTTCCCGGTGCGCTGGCCGATCGCCGGTTTCTCGTCTGTTAAAGCTATAATTTGGCTAACGGGGATTTGGGTTTCATTCCATTTGAATATGAGCACACCGTGTGGCCGCAGTACGCGAAACGCCTCTTTGAATCCTGCGCGAATGTCGGCACGCCATGTTTTTTTGTTCAGGCGACCGTATTTCTTACCCATCCAGGCGTTTTCGCCAACTCGTTCAAGATGCGGCGGGTCAAACACGACAATGAAGAAAGAGGCGTCAGCGAACGGCAGCGCACGGAAGTCGGCGATAATGTCCGGGCTGATAACTAGGCTGCGCCCGTCGCACAGGGTGTGCTGCTCGGAGCGAATGTCGGCGAACACTGCACGCGGGTCCTGTTTGTCGAACCAGAACATGCGGGAGCCACAGCACAAGTCAAGAATGGTTTGCTCAGTCATTCCAACACTCCAATTCGTTCTCGATCTCTTCGTCGATTTCATCAGTAGTTGCGTGGTGGTTTAGGTAATCCAGCGCCTCTTTATGGTATTGGTTGCGACGTTCGCTGTACCAGGATGCAAATTCTGGCGACCAGCCGTGCGCGACGCCGTCATAATCAACTTTGGCGTTTTGTGATGCCATCTGCTCAACCATGCAGTCTGCTGTTGTGAGAGCGCAGCTGCGGATATAACCGCGCAGGTCGCGCTTGCGCCAGACCATGCTATATTTCGAGTCGCAGCGGCGTTTAAATTCAACTTTCCAGCGCCGAATGCAGCGAGATTTAAGTGATTTGCTCATGCTGTCCACCATTCAATAAACATGCAGATAACAACGGTTACTAAGGCAATCAGCGCCCAGCAGATCACATCGAACAGGGCGGCGAACCGACGCAGGGTGTATTTGCTGTAATTCTCATGATCAATATTCATACCGCCTCCCCAAGCACCCAACGCAGTGCGTTTGCATACTCACCCTCGGCAGTTTCCAGGGCTTTAGTAATTTCTTTGCGGGTTTTCAGGCGCGGCTTTGCATCACCGAGTATCTGACGCTGACGCCGGCCTTTTTCATGGCCGGTTGTGCCAGCAGTTGCTGCTTCTATTTCAGAGACCTTCTCCCGTTGCTCTTCGGGTTTAAGCGATGCCAGCTGACGCGCCTGGGTAACGGTGACAGTTCCAGACTCCACTGCATCGCGAACAGCCTGGGTGGCATCCAGCAGTGACAGCGTTGCGCGTACGGTCTGGACACTCACGCCAAACATCAGCGATAAATCGTCTTCGTCGTGCCCGCGCTCCAGCGCATCAGCCATTTTCTTTGCTCGGCCCAGTGGCGTATCTGCCTGGCGGATTTCGTTAGCACTTACCATCGCCTGCGCCATGCGAATGGCGGAGCCACGTTTAGCGACTGCCGGAACCAGTAACGGTTCTTTACCCTCTTTCAACAGCCGCTTGTTAGCTTCCAGTGTATGGCGCACACGCTGGCGACCATCAACTACACAAGACAGCCCTGTCTCCGGGTCTTTCCAGACGATAATCGGCTCAAGAACGCCCTGGTCCATGATGTTCAGCACCATTGCCTCGCTGATAGGCAGCTGGATGCGCTCATCGTAAAGCGGGTGCGTTTTGTCGGTAACCAGGTGCAGGTTTTCAGGTTCGAACGTCAAAACGTTCGTTTTGCCACTCGCGCCATATACCAGCTTTGAGTCTTTAGCCATCAGAGAGCCTCCACGTTACGGAAGCTGGTGGGGCAAATTGCTTTCAAATCGCGCATTGCTTCGAGGACATGCAGATTTATGCGTTTCTTGGTATATCGCTCAGTAATACGATCACACTCCTTCGCCCAGGATTTGACCTCTGCGAGAAGGGCGTCACGTTCGGTGCGTGTCTGGCGCAGAGCTACATTCGAAACATCGAGGACGGTAGCCAGTTCCTTGATGATTGCTGCCTGTTCTGGTGGCATAGTTTTGGCTATTTCGTACGCCTGTTTAATCAGTTGTTTTGCTGTCTTAGCCATCTTTTGTTCTCCATCTGACGCGCTGCAACGCGTAAATTTAGGGTGCAGCAACCCAACCCATGAGAGTGGGTGAATAGCTGGTTAAAATTTCTTGCTGATGGGGAGCCGCCACTGCAATGGCGGCACGTTAGTTCTCCACACAACTGGAAGCGCACTCCTTCAGTTACAAACCGATCCCCACCGGAAGAAGGGGAATGCGCTTCCATGTTGTGTTCTGTTCATCCTTGTCCGTAAGTTGCGTCATGTGCCGACGAGAAGAAGATAACCATAAATTGCGAGTAACGCAATAGTTGTGTGCGTAAAGCGCAAATTCAAGGCGAAAAAAAAGGCCTCGAATGAGGCCTAGTTTATGATGATGAATGCTATCCATGCCGTTTAAAGGACTGAGACTGGCTTATTAAAACCTTTCCATAGATATAGAATCTGTGCTCATTCTCTTTAGTTATATTCCATTCTCTATAACGAGGGTTATCAGAGATGACTAGCAGTTGGTCTGGTATCATCTGCAGGCGTTTAACATAAACTTTTCCATCAAAACCAAAGACGTAAATCCCATCCCCATCGAACTCATTGATAGTTACGTCCACAAAGATTAGGTCGCCAGGCTCAATCGTTGAGGCCATGCTATCACCGCGAACGTTGATGACCTTTACTCCAGATGGAGTCCTGCCACCAAACATTGCCAATGCCTGATCATTGCTGAACTCGATAGCATGAATGACATCTATGACGTCGCTACCGTGTATATGTCCTGCCCCGGCGCTTGCGCTCACATCAAGTACCTCGACTCTGTATACATCTACTTTCTTTACGAGAGATGCATATTTTTCACTGTTTATATGTACAGTAGTATCATTTTCGTCAGAGGTAAATAGGTCAGGTACACTTACGCTTAAAGCTTGAGCAAGTCGGTTAAGTGTCTGTTCTGAAAACTGCTTTTGTTTACCAGTTTCAAGCCTGGAAATATTGGCAGCATCAACGCCCACAGCTTCTGCAAGCTCTGCGATTTTAATGTTCTTCGCTAAGCGAAGTTGTCGTATGCGAGATCCTATTTTCATTCACTCATTACATGTTTTTTTTGCGTTTCGTGCAAAGCAACTTGCGCAATTCGCCAGCGCGGAATAACATGCGTAGTACGCAAAAATAGGAGGAATTATGCAATCACCATTAAGAAAATTGCGAAAATCGCATGGCATGACCTTATTGCACGTTGCAACCGGGGTACAGGTAGATCCTGCAACGTTGAGCCGCATTGAAAGATGCGAGCAAGTCCCATCTGTCGAACTGGCCGAGAGATTAGCCAAGTTCTTTAGAGGAGAAATAAGCGAATTACACATTTTGTACCCAAGTCGCTATCAAACAGATGACGTACCAAGTGCAAATAATCGTACTGCTTAAGCGGTTATTCGATAACTACAAAAGGAAAATCAATATGGTAGAGCCAAACCTCAAAGAAGTCGTAAAGGCGATGTGCAAAGCATACCAAGGCGGCCGCGAAGCAATGGCTGGCGCGCTGGGGATGTCTGTCACCCAATTCAATAACAACCTCTACGAGAAGAACGGCTGTCGTTTCTTCGAAGTCAGCGAGCTGGAAGCGATGGAAGACATTTCCAACACGTCGCTACTGGCAGACTACTTCGCCCGCCGTCGTGGCGCCCTGCTGGTGGATGTGCCGCACCTGGAAGAACTCGATCGTGTGGACCTGTTTAGTCGTGCAATGCGTACCTCTGCCGCCAGGGGACAGGTTGATCAGATTATCGAACAGGCACTTGAGGATGGGGTAATCGAAAGACATGAAGCTGAAGAAATCATGGTGCATCACCGCCGCCACCTGGCTGCGCGTGAAGAAGAGATCGCGGCAATTATCACGTTGTTTGCACGCAAAAAGAAGTGACGCCAGCGAGTTGCAGCTCCTGGCGTCGTGGCGTGTCGTTATCAGTGGAGATTACTAACGCATGAACAGTTTACCAACACAGTACCGCAGGTCGCAACTTGTGGCGCGTCCGGTTCCTGGTGGAGCAGGGCCGGTGCAGTTCGTGTATGGGGTAAGAGTACCAGGCGGATTCGAACCTGTCTGCTACCAGTTTGCTCAGTGGGTGGTAGGGGACTTTAACGGTCAGGCGGAGAAAGTATGCGAGAGCTCAACCGATGGTTCAGAGATCACTACGGCGTCCCGGTCAGGGTCATACGCTGGGAACCCCAGACACAGCGCGTTATATACCTTCGCGAAGGGTATAAGCACGAGTGTTTCAGCCCCCTCGAGCAGTTCAGACGAAAATTCAGGGAAATAGAGGGGTCTTATGAGCCTGTTAATGCCATCAAGGCCGATAGTCATCAATCCTGACCTTGCGTACAGCATCGGCCTGAATGAAGCCATTGCTCTGCAGCAGGTTAATTACTGGCTGCAGGAAACTAACTCAGGGCTGGAGCGTGACGGCGTTCGCTGGATCTACAACACAACAGAGCAATGGCTGGAGCAATTCCCGTTCTGGTCTGAATCCACTCTGAAGCGCACCTTCACCCGGCTGAAGAGCCTGGGCGTGCTTAAAGTTGAGCAGCTGAACAAGTCCCAGCGCGACATGACGAACTATTACACGATCAACTACGAGAGCGCGCTTTTAGATGAGGTCAAAGTGACCAAATCGAAGAAGTCAAAATGCACCGTTCCATCAGGTCAAAATGACACGATGGAAGAGGTCATTGTGAAACGCTCCACCGGGTCAAAACGAACCGCTGTCATCAGGTCAAATTGGCACGATGATCTTACAGAGAATACAACAGAGAGTACTACAGAGATTACAGGTAAAGACTCTTGTCCGGTTGCGCTGCAACCAGACCAGACCGATCCGGCATATCTCGTTCTGGATCATTTCAATCGGGTAACCAACTCGACCTATGGCAAGGGGGGTCGAACCAAAACGACGCTGGGTTATATCCGGGGACGCCTGGCTGAAGATTACAGCCCTGAAGACCTGATGCTGGTGGTTGACTACCTGAACGCGAAATGGGCTCAGGATCCGAAGATGAGCGACTACCTGCGGCCCAAAACGCTGTTTGCTCCCGAGAACTGCGTCGAGTATTTCGACAAGGCCAAAAAATGGGAGGCCGCCGGACGCCCAGCCTGGACTGGCGGCAAGTGGGTTAAACAAGACACGGCGTTCAAGTCCAGTTATTCCGACGTTGATTATTCAGTGCCAGCGGGGTTCCGTTCATGAGCAAGCCATTTCTGAAATGGGCTGGTGGAAAGTATACCCAGCTGGCTGACCTGTTCGTGCACATCCCGGCAGGGAAACGTCTGATAGAGCCATTCGTTGGTGGTGGGGCGGTATTCCTGAACAGCGATAAGCACGCAGATTACCTGCTGGCGGACGTTAACCCGGACCTGATTAATCTGTATCAGATGTTAGCGGTGGTGCCGGATGAAGTGGAATTAAAGGCCCGCTGGATGTTTGAGCACATGCGGTCACCAGATGGCTATGAGCTGATCCGTTCCGAGTTCAACGCTCAGACGCTGGATGCTACTGAACGCGCAGCTGCATTCCTGTATCTCAACCGGCACTGCTTCAATGGCCTGATGCGCTACAACCAGGCGAACAAGTTCAATGTGGGCTGGGGAGGCTACAAGGCCCCGTATTACCCGATGGATGAGATGAAAGCCTTCGCGGCTATGGCGCATAACTGCGTATTCATGACCGCTGACTATCGCCGGACAATCAGCCTGGCCGGGAAAGGGGATGTGGTTTACTGCGATCCGCCTTACGAACCGATGCCGGGAACAACCGGATTCACCGCCTACGCCGCTGGTGGTTTTAACTGGGAGAACCAGGTAGACCTGGCGAAGCAATGCGTATCAGCCTTTCACCGTGGGGCTCGGGTAGTGATATCTAACTCATCTGCACCCAAGGTTCTCGACCTGTACCGGGAGCATGGTTTTAACCTGCAATTCATCAATGCGCGCCGTTCGATCTCCTGCAAAAGCAGTACGCGGGAAGTCGCAAAAGACGTTGTAGCGATCCTTTAAGGGGGCTAAATGAAACTGACTTTACCATTTCCACCGAGCGTAAATAGTTACTGGCGCGCCCCGAGCAAGGGACCGCTGAAAGGCAGGCATCTGGTAAGCGAGACAGGGCGCAAGTTCCAGCTGGCAGCGAGAGCGGCGATTATTGAGCAACTGCGAGCCGTTCCCCGGCCATCCTCTGATCTGGCTGAGGTTCACATTGTGTTGTATCCGCCGGATCAGCGCCGTCGGGATATCGATAACTACAACAAAGCGCTGTTCGATGCCCTGACCCTAACCGGCGTCTGGGAGGATGACAGTCAGGTTAAGCGCATGCTGGTGGAGTGGGGGAACATCGTGAAGAAAGGGAAAGTAGAAATCACCATCCGACGTTTTCGTGCAGTTGCCTGACGTGGAGATGATATGAGAGCACTACTAACTCCTGAGATTGCCCCACGCATGGGCGTTGTTCTTCTTCGCCCAGGTGCTGATCTCATGCCGATGTTCAGGAGAGGGCGGGTACTGATTGAGCCTGCACCGGAAAAATACAGCGACTATGCAACCGGCGTCATCCCTCCAGCCACGCAGCCACTGGCAGAAGACCCGGTTTTGAAACCAGTATTCGAAAACAAAGACGTCATTCTGCGCGCGGGTGGTATCAGCTCGCTGGAGGCCGAGCTGGAGCGTCGTTTTGAATGCCAGTATCCGCACGGCTCGTGGCACAGCGAAAATTTTACGCTGTTCCGGCATGAGCCTGGCAGCATCCGCCTTTGCTGGGCCTGCGATAACCTGGTACGTGATCAGTACACAGAGACGCTGGCAGGCATTGCGCGTGAGAACCTGGTATCCTGGCTGATAACGGTCATCCGCTCACAGCTGGGGTTCAACGAAGACCATCAACTGACGATCCCCGAGTTGTGCTGGTGGCTGGTAATAAACAATCTGGCGCACGTCATCCCTGAACCGCTGGCCCGAAAAGCCCTGCGATTGCCGGAAGTAAAGCATCAACCGGTG